GCCGGCAAAGATGGTCGTGTAGCGCAGCCCGTTGGCCGCGTCGAAGCCGCTCTGGTCGAGGTGCATTGCGATGATGCCCACCGAGCCGACGCCGCCCGTACGGGTGACCCAGATGCGGTCCGTTGCGGAAGCGAGCAGGTAGCCCGCGCTCAAGGCCCAGTCGTCGACCGAGGCCCACACGGGCTTCATGCGCGCGGCCTCTTCGATCAGGCTGGCCACGTCCCAGGCGCCGTTGGCCTCGCCGCCATAGCTGTCAAGGCGCAGCAGGATCCCCCGGACCTGCGGGTCGGTGGCGGCGTCGAGAATCTCGTTGCCGAGTTGCTCATACGAGGTGAGCCCCGATTGCGCGTCCAAGCCCGAGGCTCGATTGACGAGGCTTCCGGAGACTTCGATCACGGCGACTCCGGCATCGGTCACAGCGTACGGTTTGCGGGAACGCTGTTCACTGAACAACGCCGCTTCGACCGCGGGCGGCTCCAGCCCCAAGCGCGGCGCGAGCACGGCCACGATTGCCGCCAGCTTCTTCGAGTCGATCATCAGCGGCGTGTGGAACACGCGCGAAGCAATGTCCGGGAGATTCGTCATGGGGTCTCGTTTGCGGGCGCCGGCGCAGGCTCCGCCACCCTCTGCCCGTTGCCCGTGGTCTTGCGCGGATCGGAGTCATAGGTCAGGCCGAGAGAGTCGGCGCGCGCGTTGTCGGCCGCCGCCTGCCGGTCAACGTCCTCCTCGTCGTAGCCCATCTCGTTGATGACGGCGCTGCGCGGCTTGAAGCCCGCGCGCACGGCTGTGACCTCGGCGTTCATGTCCTTGAGCGGATCGACCCAAGCCCAGGACGGCGGCCGCCACTCGACGTCAAAGTATGCATCCCGATTGCGGGCGTAGTCGCGCGCGTCGATCGCGCCGGCCAGTAGAGCGGCCTCGATCCAGGCTTGCCACACCGGGCGGCAAAACTGATAGACCATTACCTGGTGCTGGAACTGTTCGCAGCGGCGGCGGAACTCAAGCAGGCCGGCGCGGATCGATGAGTAGTTCACGCGCTCGAGGTCTCCGGTGAGTTGCTCGTAGGTGATGCCGAGGCCCGCGGCGATGGCGCGCAACTGCACGCGCATGAACTCGGTGTACATGCCGCCCACGTCGCCCGGCTCGGTAAACTTCACGTCCTCACCCGGCAGCAGCTTCACCATCGAGCCCGGCTCGATCCCGGCCAGCGGCGCGCCGCTTGGATCCGTCTCGCCCTCGCCCGGCTTGCTACCGATCACCGGGTCCTCGGGGTTGTTCTCGGTGATGAAGGCGGCAAACATCGCCGCCAGCTTCTTGCGGACCAGCTCGGCGTCGTCGTACTGGTCGAGCTCATGCAGTTTGACGAGCACCTGCGTGAGCCAGGGTTGGCCGCGGTGCTGGCCTGGACGGAGCGGCTTGTAAATGTGCAGCACCGACTCCGCCGGCACACGCGCCGTCTCGCCAGCGTTGAAGAACATGAGCTTCTCGCCCGGATGCTCGCGGTATAAGTGATAGGCCACGCGGCGGCCGATCTTGTCGAACTCGATCCCGGCGCGGATGACGTTGCCGTTGGACAGATTCTCGTTCTTCGTAGTCGGCAGGTGCTCGGCTTCCAGCAGTTGAAGCTGCAACGGCACCGTCAAGCCGTCTTCGGGCCGGCGGTCGCGAAGGCGCACCAGGCACTCGCCGCCTTCGATCGTCGAGCGGCAGACCAAGGCCTGGAGACCGTAGAAATCCGTCAGCCCAGCCGCATCAGCCTCGTCCGTCCACCGCAGCCAGAGTTCCTGAAGCCGGCGCTTCACCGCCGGATCAGGGTGCTTGGCCTGCGGCTTGATGCCCGTGCCGACGGCGTTGCCGACGAAGCTTTCGACCGCGTTGCTCGCCCAGGCGTTGCGCCGGACCATGTCGCGCGAGCGCGCCCGCAGCGCATCGCCGCCGCCGGCCACCAGAGCATTGATGCCCTCGTTTGCCGGGTTCCAACCCAACGTCCGGCGCGACGTGGCGGCGGCCTCGTAACCTGCCAGCGCACGCAGCGGCGAGCCGAATGCCGCCCGCATTAGATTCCGCCAGTAGCCCATCAGAAACCTTTGGCCGTGTAGGCCCGGATCACGCGCGAGCGCGGCCGCGCCGGATCCGCCGCCGCCAGGGCGGCCTTCACCTCAGTGATCGCCTTCTTGAGCTCTTCGACGCTGCGGTACTCGACGCTGCGGCCTTCAAACGACACGCGCAGCATGCCGCTGGCCAGCGCCGCCTCCAGCGCTTCGAGTTGAGTCTGCGAGTAGGCCATGTCAGTTCTGCATCCACTTCGAACGGACCGTCACTCGGCGTACGCGGCGCGGGTGCGGCGCGGCCGCTGATTCCGGTTGGGCGGCAGGCGCTGGCAGCAGCGCCTCAAGTTCCCGCCAGTGCTTCTCCGTGAAGCGGTCGATGCCATAGATCGACGCGGCCGCGCGCGCATACACGCGGCAGTCGAGCGCCTCGTTGCGGCGGTTGGGCGCGACGACCCAGTGGCCTTTGACCAGGCTCTCGGCGGTCAACTGCCGGAAATACTCTTCCTCGTAGCGCGGGAAGTGGCAGTAACCCGCCGGGAACGGCTCGCCGCTTTCTTCTGTCGGCGGCACGAGGCGCAGCCGGCTATAAAGTTCCGACTTCGCCACGGGCGTGCCCAGCATCCACAGGCGCGTCCCGCGCCGCCGGCTCGCATCCACCGGCGAGGCGCCCAGAATCAGCCGGTCCGTGCGCGCCGTGCCCTTGATCGCCACGGCGGTCTTCGGATTCGCGGCCCGCGCGCCGGCGGGGCCCCAGGAGGCTTGCGGATGCTGCCGGACCCAGTCATACGTGATGCGCGGGTTGAAGCCCGAATCGACGCACAGCACTCGGATCGGCAGCCGCAAGCCGCTTGCGTGCGGAAATTCCTCATCGAGCAGCGCGTCGAGCTGCCGCCAGACCTCCGCCCTCACGGTATCGCCCACCAGCACGCGGTAATCCACCGACCACGACTCTTTGCCACGGCCCCAGGCCACCACTTCGACTTCGATACGGTCTCGCTGCACGTCCGCGCCCGCCGTGAGAAACAGACCTCCCTGCGGGACCGTGCCGACCGCGTAGTTCTCGCGCCGGTCGTACAGTGGCTGCCAGTCGGGCGCGTCGCCGCGCTCCTGCCACGACTCGCCGAGCACCAGGTTGACGAACGATTTCAGCCGCTCGACATCCTTCTGCGCCTTCTCCCAGTCCTCGGCGGCGCGCTCCCACGAGTACCAGCCCACCGGGCTGTAGAGGCTCGACAGGTGATAGCCGCGCGTCCGACCGTCGCCTTGCGCCTCGGGCCGCCACTCACCGCCCGCGAGCATCGCGTTCTTTTGATGATTAAAGATCGCCTGCTCACACGCGATGCAATGGTAGGCCGCCTTTTGCGGCTCGCCCTTGGGCCAGCGCAGCCGCTCGAACTTCAGCACCTGGAACTGGCCGCAATGCGGGCACGGCACCCAGTAGCGCCGCTGGTCGCTCTCGGCATACGCCGCCTCGATCCGGCTCCAACCCGCAACGAGCGGCGTCGACACCATGAACACCTTGCGGCGCGAGAAGGTGCGCGTGCGTGCGAAGGCCAGATTGATCGGATCGCCTTCGCCGTCGACGTCGCCCGGATAGGCGTCGATCTCATCGAGGAACAGATACCGCACGGCCATCGAGCGCAGGCCGACGGCCGAGTTGGCGCCGGTCATCACCAGCACGCCGCCCGGGAATTCCTTCGACAGAACCGTATTGCCCGAGTCACGCGAGCGAGGGCTCTTCACGAGTTCCCGCAGCACGTCGCTTTCCTCGATCAGCGGATCGATGCGCTGCTTCGAGTTGCGCTTGGCCAGCTCGACCGTGGGCTGCACCACCATCATCGGCCCGGGCGACTTGTGGATCACGTAGCCGACCCAATTGTTGCCGCACTCGGTGCCGCCGATCTGACTTCCCTTCATGAAGACCACGCGTTCCGCCGGCGACAACGGAGAAAGCGAGTCCATAATCTCCCGCAGGTACGGGGTGCGGTCCGTGCGCCATGGGCCCGGCTCGGCCGCCGACTTGCCCGACAGCCGCCGGTAGCGGTCGGCCCACTCCGACACGGTCAGCACCGGGTCCGGCCGGAGTCCGGCGTTGAACGCGGCGTTGTAAATCTCAGTCGCTGTTTGGGCCGGCAAGGACATCCAGGGCCATCCGAATCTCGTCGCTCAGCAAGCGATGCACTTTGTCCACGTCGTTCTCGGCCGCCAGCGTCGCCGCCAAGCGGTCGGCGATGTTCAGCATGTTGTCGCGGACCACGCGGCCGCGCGTGAACGCCGCCACCTGCACCTCGTCGCGGCTGACCAGCTTGGCGGTCTTCTCCTCGAACTCGATCTTGGCCAGCCGCGCCAGGTAGCTTTCGCGGATGGCCCGCGCGCGGAAGTAGTCGAGCCCGCCCGCACCGGCCGCTTCTGCGGGCTCCCGCACCGCGGGCGGCGCCGGCCGCGCCCGGCGCTGGCCGGGCCGCGTCTTCGCCGCCCATTCGGCATCGGCGCGGTCGCTGTCGATCAGCCCGTCGGCGTTGGGCGTGATCCGCCCGGAATGGATCGCCTTTTGCACGGCGGCCAGGCTCACGCCGCGATGCTTGGCGTAGGCACGCAGGCTAAGCAGGGCCATGGAACTTTCTCGCGATGAACTCGCAGATTCCGCTTGCTTCTAAGCGCCGCCGAAGCGATGAATGGAGTCGCAATGAGGAACACCAAAGCACAGACCACCAAACAAACCGCCGCCGGCTGCTACGCCGAGCGGCACGCCGAAGCCCAAGACCTGCTGGAGCGCATCGCCGCGCGTCTGGCCGACCACCAAAAGCGCCAAGCCCAGGAGCCCGCCGATTGGGGGTACCCCGGCGACCTCGGCCGCATCACCGAGCAACTTGCCTACGTCCTGGCCGACCTGGGAGACCGCAGCGCGGTGGATGAGAAAGGACTGGAGTACTGAACATGCAGAAGCACAACGTCAAGGTCGGATCGACCTACATCGTCAAGGTCAGCGGCACGCTGGCCAAAGTCCGCATCACCCGCGAACACGAGCGCGGCGGCTGGTACGGCATCAACCTGGCGACCGGCCGCGAAGTCCGGATCCGGACCGCCGCCCGCCTCCGCTTTGAAGTTCCTGACTGCGCGCCGGGAATCAGTCCCGAAGAGGCACGCCAGATCGTAGACAAAATCGAGTTCTGAAACAGGAGATCAACCATGCCCACGTTTTCGATAGACACCGACAACACCATCACCGCCTACCTCGCCGGGGAAGCAATCCCCGAGGGCCACGCGCGGTTCTCGAGCGAGAAGGAACTCGCGAAGCTCGCCGTCAACTGGCCCGCCGAGCGGCTGGTCGAGATCTGGAACGGCTTCGCCGGCGTGCCGCCCTTGGGCGACCTCAAACCGGTGAAGAAGTTTACCGACCGCAAGACCGCCGTCGCGCGGATCTGGAAGGCGGTCCAAGCCCTGACGCCGACGCCCGCGCCACAGACGGTCCCTGCCGCGCCGAAGCAGGCCAAGGAGGCCACCAACGGCGACGCGGCGAAACCCGCGCGCGAAGGCTCGAAGAAGGCCATCGTCCTCGAACTCCTGCGTCGGCCCGAAGGCGCCACGCTCGCCGACATCCAGGCTGCGACGTCCTGGCAAGCGCACAGCGTCCGCGGGTTCCTGTCCGGCGCGCTCGGTAAGAAGATGGGCCTCGCGATCGAGTCCATCAAGACGCCCGATGGGGCGCGTTCCTACCGCCTCAAGACCCAGTAGCATCCGAACTCCCACCCTGCCGCCAGCCTCAGTCGCTGGCGGCTTCTCTCTTCCGCTCGACCAGCGTTTCCAGGCGCTCCTCAAGCAATGCCTCCCGCAGCTCGGCTTCCGCTTTTCGGAGGTACAATCCGTTCAACCTTAAAATGATCCGGCTCTCGAGCTCAGCCAGTTCCTTGCGCACCTCGGCCAGCAACGCCCGGTTCTGGAGGCTCACGTAGGTGGCAATCAGGCCGGAGGCAAGGCCGATGGCCGGCACGATGGCAGTCAGGATCCGCTCATCCATTCCTCGCGCTCCCGTTCGAGGATCCGCAACTCCTGCGCCCAATCGTGCAGCGCCAGGCACAGGCCGGCAATGTCCGGATGACCCTCCCGAAGCAGACGCTCTGCCTCGGCCATTTCACGCTCGCAGCGGGCGACCTCACGCCGCCACTGCTCCTCGTTCCAGGGCGATCTCGTCGAACCCTCGGCCGTCGGACTCGAGCACGGCGCGCTTGCCGGAGAACTCTTCAAAACGCCGGATGATGACATCGCAATACTTCGGCTCCAGTTCGATCAGCCGCGCCGGGCGACCCGTTTTCTCGCAAGCGACGAGCGTCGAGCCCGAGCCAGCGAACGGATCGAGCACCGTGTCGCGGCTCTTGCTCGAGTTGCGAATCGCCCGCTCGACCAACTCCACCGGCTTCATCGTCGGATGCAGGTCGTTGGCGAGGGGCTTCTTGACGAACCACACGTCGCCCTGGTCGCGGGCGCCGCACCAATAGTGGTCTGTGCCCTCTTTCCAGCCGTAGAGGATTGGCTCATACTGCCGCTGGTAATCCGACCGCCCCATTGTGAACGTGTTCTTGGCCCAGATGAGGAACGTCGACCAGTGGCCGCCTGACTCGGTGAACGCGCGGTAGAGCGTGTGCAGCTCGGACGAGGACATGCAGATGTAGATGGCGCCCTTGGTCACCGCCAGGATGTTCGTACAGGCGTCGCGCAGGAAACGCTCAAAGCCATCGCCGAGATCGTCGTTGGCGATCTTGCGTTTCTTGCCCCGCAACTTGTCCTTCATGGTTGCGCCGTAGTTCACGTTGTAGGGCGGGTCGCTGAAGACCATGTCCGCCAGGCCGCCCGCCAAGACCTTTTCAACATCGGTCATCACCGTGGCGTCGCCGCACAAGAGGCGATGTTCCCCGAGCACCCAAACGTCCCCCGGAACTGTGACGGCAGCCTCCGCTGTCTCCGGAACGGCATCCTCCTCAGTAAGGCCCGCGGATTCGGTCTCTGGCTGCGCTAGCAGCGCTTCGATCTCCGCGTCCTCGAAGCCCAGCAAGTCGAGATGGAAGTCGTCCTCGCGCAGCGCCTCGAGTTCGACCCGCAGCATCTCCTCATCCCAGCCGGCGTTTTCAGCCAGCCGGTTGTCGGCGATGACCAGCGCCCGCCGCTGCGCCGGCGTCAGGTGATCCAACACGATCACCGGCACTTCGCCCATCCCGAGCTTCCGCGCGGCTATCACCCGCGCGTGGCCCGCAATGATGACCCCGTCGGCCCCGACCAGCACGGGATTGACGAAGCCAAGTTCGGCGATCGAGGCCGCGATCTGCGCCACCTGCTCCTCGGTGTGCGTGCGCGGATTCCTGGCGTAGGGAATCAGCCGATCGACGGGCCGGCGTTCGATGTGGAGGTCGGGTTTCACTTCTTGATGTAGGGAGCCTCGGCCGGCGTGCCGTCGGGATTGGCGAAGTGCGCGAGCACGGCAGTGAGACCCTGCACGGCCGACAGCCCCACCATGGCCCAGAACTTCCCGCGCCCGGGCAGCAGGTCGATCGAGGCGTTCAAGCCCTGCGCCACGAGCGCCAGCATCTGAATCGCAACGTTCAAAGAGAACTTCATCTTGGCGAGCTCCTGGAATTGCTTGACGAACGGCCGCAGCCGCCACCAGAGGCGCAGTTCGCGGATCATCGAGAGATCGTTGGTAGCGGAGGTGGGACTCGAACCCACGGCCTGCGGATTATGAGTCCGCCGCGCTGCCGCTGCGCCACTCCGCATCAGAAGTCATGTGGTGAAAAATCGGGGCGGCCCCGCGCAAGGAGTGCGGAACCGCCCCATCATGCGCTCTGAGGAGAAAGACTACTTGCGGTTGGCGAGCGCGTCGGCCACCGCCGCCGCAACCACCGCGCCGATGGCCTTGAGCGACACGTCATCGATCGACACGGCCCGCGCGGTCAGCGTGTCGCCCGCGCCTTGCTGAATGGGATTCCATTGGCCGTCGATGGCGATGTCCGAGTGGCGCACGGCCTGCTTCGACACGAGGTTGGCCGTCTCGACGGCGTTTTGCAGCGCCTGCGAGGCGATCTGGTTCACGCGCGTCTGTTCGATCAACGCCTGGCGCGCGGCCTGGATGTCGAGGTCCTGGTATACGTCGTAGGTCCGCTTGATGTTGGCGAACGTCACGCGCTGGTTCTCGCTGTGGGCGGCCCCGGCCGTGGCGCTCGTGTTCTTGAACGATTCGTCCGTCCCGGTCTCGAACTCGCGTTCGGCCTGGTTCGGTGTGGCAACTTCAGGCATGATGATTCACTCCTTCACGTGTTGGATTGAAATGGTTTGCCCGTCACTGCATGCACGGGCGTGAGCTTCAAGGTTTCCTGCATGCGGCGCAGGATCACGTCGCAGTACGCCGGGCTGATTTCGACGCCGTAGCCCGCGCGCTCGAGCAACCCGGCGGCAACGAGCGTCGTGCCGCTGCCGGCGAACGGATCGAAGACCGCGTCGCCCGTGTCCGAAAACGCCTTGATGAAGAACTCCGGGATCGCGCGCGGAAACGGCGCCGAATGGCTCCCCTGCGAGGACTCGGTCTTGGCCTCGATCACA